TATGGTCGAGGTGACAAGATTTGAACTTGCGACCTCTGCGTCCCGAACGCACAAACAAAATGCTTGCAAACGGCTTTACTATGCGAAATGCAAATTTTCTGACACCCCCATTTGACACCCCTACTTATTAACTTATACTCTCAAGGTACTCGTCCAGCTTTGATATACTCTTACGCTTGTACTTCTCGTCCAGATGCGTATATATAGACATCGTAGTCGATATATCAGCATGCCCGGCTTGCTCTTTTGCTGTGAGCACATCCACACCCGCCATATATAGCATGGTGATAAAAGTATGCCTGAGCCAGTGCGGAGTGATACGAGGTATTAAAAACGGCTTTTCTATGGGCGAGTGCTTTGACGGGCGTTTTCCGCCCGTCTGCATACAGCCGGACCAGTCGCCGTATTTGATGTTTAGATCTGCGAGATAGCTATCCCACAGTCTGCGCCACGCTGTATCAGTCATCGGTGTGCCTTTTACTGTCGGGCATACCAGGCCGAGAGGATTATGCGGTGTGCTCTGCAGGTAGCTGATCAGCTTGCGAGGAATATACACGGTCCTTGTAGCCGCATCGGTTTTACCGCCCTGCTTTATATGTGGTAAGCCTTTTATCAGCTCCACAGACTTTGTGACCGATATAGTACCTTCTTCAAGGCTGATGTCCTGCCACGTCAGAGCAAGCAGCTCACCTCTGCGCAAGCCTGCATACATCATAATCATAGCGGCCGTCTGAGCTCTGTGTGGAGTATCGGTTATCCAGGACTGCTCTTCTTCCGTCAGAGCTCGGCGGGTAGACGATTCCGCCGACTTTGGTATCTTGACCGCTTCGGCGCAGTCATAGTCAAGTACACGATTTTGTATCGCAAGCTTTATGATCTGACTTGCCGTGTTGCGTATCTCGATAAGCGTTTTCTTTGCATACGGTTTTCCGGTACGTTCTGACGGCTCTGTGGCACAGTCGATTATAATGTCCTGGATGTCTGTAGCTTTGATTTTCGAGATGTTCATTGAGTACAGCGGTTCAAGGTTTTTGTACCGAGCACAGTAAGTGACATATCTTCCTGCTGATACTTCTATCTTTTTCAGCTTCAGCCATTTCTCGCCCCAATAGCCGAAAGTATCACGGTCGGCCGTGAGGTCAAGACCTTTATTCAGTTTTGTTTTCAGCTCCTGTACTTTCAGCTCAAGCTCTTTTGCGTTTGTAGCGTACACATACTTATACTGTTTCTTGCCGTTCTTGGTGCCGATGTACACCTTAGACTGCAAGCGCCCGTCATCACGGGTTTTGTTTTTTATCCGTGCCATTCTGACCTCCTATGTACCCGTCTTTAGTGGCATGAAATATTCATATATTTGCGTTTTTACCGTAGAATATTTTACCGCTTTCCAAGTTCTTTTTGTAATAGCAGGATTTAGAACGGATTATATCCGGGTGCAAGCACTTTTTAGCATCTGAACACTTCAAATATAATCCGCAACATCCAAAATGCTCTGTTGGCTCAAATATTCTGACATTCTCATCAGTAATAAGTTCAGCAGCTTTTACAGCTTCGTTTTGTGTGTGGAATGTACATTGTATGAAATTCTGAGGGCTTTTCAGCAATTTTGTACCTGCAGGAGATATTTCAAGCGTATCATAAACTCTTTTATTGCAAGAAATTACCGTGAATTTTGTATTCACTTTGAAGAAAAGACATTTTTCAAAATAGACTGAATACCCGGTAAGTTTGTCCTTGCTTTTGTTTTCTTGTATGCTGAAAAGCCCGTTTGAACATTTCCATTTTGCTGAAACTGTGACTATTATGTTTTCTAAAGTAGTTTTACAATCTAAATCTTCGGGTTCATTTTCAAATAATGCTACCTGCTCTATCATAACTGCACATCCTTTTCTTTTAGTATCATAATCGGATAGCCTTTGCTTCTGAGTTCAATTGCTTTCTTTGCCTTAGTGCCATAAGTTCCGCAAGCCCAACTCTCAGAACCTTTTTCGCCTATAAGAAGAATGTCGGTTTTTCTTGTAACGCTACTAACTACCGTAGCACCTATTTCAGACAATCTTTCTTGTACTTCTTGCTTACTCCCATAATCGAAATCGCCGGTCAGACAGATAGACTTGTTGCTAAGCTCTACATCAATGGCACCTATTTCTGCATTAAGCGGATTGATTTGTGCTTTGAAAAAATCGAGGAGATAATCGAGCTCAGATTGCTCTATTATTCCGTCCTCGATTACTTTCCAGATTGCGTTATTTATAATGTCGTATGGGTAATTACCTGCAAGCTGTTCGTTATTGTTCATCCATTCTTCAAGTCTTAACAGTTCTTCTTGTGTCAGAATGTCATCGCAGGTTATGCCTATCAATATGCCGTGCAATGTTTGTAACCCTTTTGTGATAGGATTCAACACTCTTTGTTTTGGCGGCTTTATTTCGAGTACAAGAACGGAGTGATTTTTTAATGCTGTCATTAAGCTGTGAGTATAGTAGCAGTCTGCAAGAGCTCTGTGATGTATACCGCTATCTTTTATCCCGAGCTGTATTATCATATCTTCGAGCTTGTGGCTGACATCGGGGTATTCTTGCTTGCACACAGCTAAAGTATCATATGTATCATTTTTAAAATCAAGCCCACAAGCAACGCATTTTTTACTGATAAAATTAGCGTCAAATGCAATATTATGTCCTACAACCGTATCATTATCAATAAATCGCAGAAAATCAGATAGGGTATCGTCAAGCTCTTTTGCATCTGCCAACATATCATCAGTTATGCCTGTAATCTGAGAAACAGCTTTCGACAATGGCTTGCTTGCTTTTATAAGCCGAGAAAATTCAGCGACAACTAAGTTATTACGAACACGCAAAGCACCGATTTCAATTATATCATCCTTGTCCGGTGACAAGCCTGTTGTTTCAATGTCTACTATTGTGTAGTCGTTCAGTTCCTGTATATTCATTGTTGCACCTCATTTTCACAATCTCCAACAAATTTTATATCAGAATACAAATGACCTCTGCTTATATGCTTTAATTCATGTTTTAAAGCTAACTTTTGTTTAGCAGGGCACTTGTTCTGATTTATAAAGACAATGTAATCACCGTTTTTTATCACAGTTACACCGTTGACGGAAGACGGTAAATCTGCTGTATAAATATAAACGCCGTCAATATCACACTCAATTCTCAATTATCATCACCTTCAGACAACAATGCTTCAATTATTTTCGCAGCTTTTTCTACATCTTTTTTAGTGGCATTTTTGGTAAGTGAAAATATCATCCTAAGCTCCGGACGGTTTTTTAGTTCTTCAAGATATTCAGTGAGTTCCTCGTCATCATTAACAAGAGCGTCCGATGAATCTTCATTCCAACCCATTAAGTAAGCAGGAGTAGTGCTAAGTGCATTAGCGATCAGCTCAATCCTATCAGAAGGAATGTTAGTAATAATTCCTTTCTCGTATTTATAAATGTTTTGCTTGGTCGTGTTAGCTTTTTCGGCAAGTTCTCCTTGCGATAATTTAGCTTCTTCACGAAGTAGTTTTATTTTTTCGCCTATAGTCATTTTTGTCACCCCTTGTATATATTATATACTTAATACGGTAACTTGTCAAGACAAAAAAGTTAAAAAAAGTGTTAAAAGTGTCTTGACAAGTTACAAAAGACGTGATATAATCAGAGTAACTTAAAAAGTTACGGAGGTGAGAACGTGGTAGACACAAATAAGTTAAGAGCTATGTGGGTAGCAAAAGGGCTAAGGCAGGCTGATGTTGCAAGACTGATTGATATGTCAGAAAGAACATTTTCAAGAAAAATGAAAAGAGGCATATTTGGCAGTGATGATATGGAAAAGTTAATAGACGCTTTGCAAATATCTGAGCCTTGCTCTATTTTTTTTGCTAACAAAGTAACTTGTAAAGTTACTAAGATGTAAAACAGCAGAAAGCGAGGTGAACAAAATGACCGTAACAGAGAAAAATGTTAAGACATCGGCGGCAATACTTAATATTCTTGCCGAAAACAAATGCACCGTTGCAGAAGCGGAAGAAATCTTGAGTTTTTGCTCAAAGATACTCCGCAAAAGAGCAACGGTGCCGGAAGAAGATTACTTAGCGAATTTTACCGCTCGTTTTCTGAGTTCTTCTCTTTGATGATTATGTCGCATAGTTCGGAATTTACTGCGGCAGAAGAAACCAGTCGGCAAACTGTTATAGTTTCTTCATCTGCTGATGTTTCACGAACTCTGAACACGCAGTCAGTGCGACAGGCATCTTTGAGAAACGGGCAAAATGTATTCAAATCAGTCACTCCTTTCCATATAAGATATTAACATTATATCATTGAAAGGTGGCTAAAGCAAGGTGAGGTGAGAAAAATGGCAAATGAAAAAGAAATTCTTCGCAAACAGCTGGAACTGCTTGCGAAGAAAAGCGATGAATGCGTAGCGCTTGACGATTTAATCCTTATCAGCAACGCTATGTGCAATATTGCTAATGTGCTTATCGCTCTTTAGCTGCACTGCTTTTGCAAGCTCTGCTTCAGCAAGTATAGTAAAAGCACATTTATTGCCGACTTTAAGTGCACAACTTACATGACATGGAGCTGGCGTCTTATCGGCAGAAGCAAATGGACACGTCATAATAATCACCTCCTTTCGAGGTGATTATACCACAGCAAGGAAATAATGTAAAGGAGGTATAAATATGACGAAAAATGATGATGTAAAAATCGCAACCGAGCTCTATGAGAAGCTCCCGGAACACGAGAAAAAGCTTGCCGCCGCACTGATAAATGCAACAGCGGCACAGCTGCTTGCTATATCAATGGCATACGGTGATAAGGCAAAGGACAAGACAGCGTAAGACACAAGGAAAAAGAGGTACACAATGGCAAGCATTAAGACGCAAGTACGCAACTGGGACTTCTTGCCCGTGATGCTGTCGCAGGAGTATCTTGCAGGGCTTATGGGTATCACGATACCCGAAGTCACAAGGTACTGCAGACTGGGCAAGATACCCGGTGCAAAGAAGGTAGGAAAGTACTGGTTTGTCGAGAAATCGGTGCTGAGAAATTATATGGAGGGGCAAGCGTAATGAAGAAACAAGTTATCCTGTACATACTCGCAAGAGCAGTACAGGCAATTGTAACGGCTCTTGCCTGCAACATAACGGCTCTGCTGTTTATGGATGTGGCATATCAAGAGCGTGGATACCTCGCTGTCGGCGGCGAGATGTTACCCGTAGCGATGGTAACTGTTGCGGTGTGGTGTCTGATGGGACTGCTCCTCAAAGAGTGGTACAAGGGCACACTGGCAATGTTACGGCTCAGGAAGGAGCACAACGATGGCAAATAAACTGTTACCATGCACTTGCGGTGGCGCTGGTCTCACAGTGGTGGCACTCCCACCCGAAGAAGAGTGTGAGAGGTGCAAACGTTGGGGGTGTGAGCCAAGAATACATTTTGCGGTGCAGTGTGATAAATGCGGCAAGCAAACAAAGCCGTACACACTAAAGACACCCGCATATAAAGAGTGGAATCGCTCAAACCGTGAAAAATGCAAGTACAAGCTGTTTAACAGCAAGCAAAAAGCTATGGTAATGCGGCGGATAACTGCGATGTTAAAAGATGCTCGTGACGAATGCCCGAACGATGAAACTATAAAGGGATATGCTGAGGATTTATACTATGAAATCCTTGTATCCGCTGAGAAAGGAGCAAACAATGATGCCCGAAAAGCTGATAAAAAGTAAACAACGTGTAAAAGACTTTGCCGAGGTCTTTACACCTAAGCACATCGTCAAGGATATGTGCGATTTAGTGCCTGAAGAAATGTGGACAAACGTTGAAACAACGTTCCTTGAGCCTGCTTGCGGTACGGGAAACTTTCTCGCCGAAATCCTTGAGCGGAAGTTTAAGTTATGCAAAGACTGGGAAGACGGTCTGAGGGCACTGAAAAGCATCTACGGTATGGATATACAGGCAGATAACGTTGAGGAAGCAAAAGGCCGGCTGTTTGATATGTATATCAAGCAGTACCCGAAGTCGCCGGCTGTATCGGGGCTGATAGCAGCACAGATACTCGAAAACAACATCGTATGCGGCGATTTTATCAAGGAGTATAAAGATGAACGATCTGGAAGAAGTCGTAGCCGAAGCAAGAAAACACGGAATGTCATACGGTAAGTATGTAAATATGCTAAAGCAGGAGGAACAAATGACACAGGAATTGAAAGAATCAATCATAACGGACTACGAAAGCGGTCTGAGTGCTAATGAGATAGCGGAGAAGTACAAGATCAACCCGATAACAACCAAAAACAACATATGGAACTGGAGGGAAAAAGGCTTAATCAAGTCTGTTCCGGTAGCAGAACCGAAGAAGCCGGTAGAAAACCACGAGCATATCCCTGCACCTGTTGGCAACATTGATATGTCGGCAATAGCAAGGCTCGAAAAATTGCAGCGTCTTGTCAGAGTATTTGGCGATGCAAAGATTGATGGTGTTTTTTGCAGACAATGTCGAGAACGTATGTGATGTAAGGCTTACGCTTAGCGGTAAGCGATACATAATGCAGATGAAAGAGGTGCGAGATGTATAAATGCGAGCGTTGCGACTGGACAGGCTCGTCCTCGGAACTCGGACATTACACCGAGTATCGTGGCGAGTGTCACGGCGCACCTGCGTGGGAAACATTACCGTGTTGTCCGGAGTGCGGATATGATGTTGAGAACATCGAAGAAGAGTAAAAAAAAGAGCTCCCCGAAGGGAGCAAAACAAATATTTATGCAAGACCAGTATAACACTGGCAGGAGAAAAAGTCAATGGATATAAGAGAAAAACTTACAGCCGAACTGAAAAACGTAAAGCTCGGCAAATACGAAAACGTTGTTAAGCCCTATGTGCTTGACGAGATCTGCATTTTTGCAAAGCAGAACAGCGAATTTGCACAGGCTATAGAGCAGTCGGACAAGTCTTTTGCCGACTGCCTCAGGGCAAGCGTTGCAGGAGCAAAAGAACACATATCTGACCTTGATTGTTACAAGCGTGCAGTAGCATTTTACTTTCCCGGTGCGGATATAAAATGCACTATGACGCTTGATCTCGGTGATAACGGATTCAGCAACAGCAAAACTTCCACAGAAGCAGACAGCGGCAAGCTACAGCTTGACCTTGACAGCCTGCTCGACTTCTGAGGTGCCGTATGACAAGAAAAGAAGCCGAAAGCTATACAGACAATTTTCCGCCGCTTACAGCAGAGCTTGAACGTGAGCTTAGAAAGACATTGCCGATTAAGTATCTTATTATAGATAATGACGGCACAGCATATTGCACGGCATGCGAAGAAAAGCTGTATCCCGGTGAGTATGACAGCTCAATCAAACACAGACAGACTACCGTATGCTCGCACTGCGGCGAAACTGTCACTGCAATATACAATCATCACAACTTTCACGGCTCGGTTGTTGAGTGCAAATCAAATGTCGGAGTGTTTTTGTCAGACGGCAAAACCGATAATCTGTACATACGTTTCTATACGGTTACACTGCTTTTTAATGCTCGTGAAATTATGCCGCATATTGCAATCAATGAGGTTCAGCGGTATTTGTTCACGGCAAATCAAGCGTTCCGTTATGGTCCTAAATACGCATGGGAGAGTAAAAACGGTTACTACGCAAAGGTAGTGACAGGCTGGGGGCTACGAGCAAAATTTAGCGAGCCTGTATTTCTGAATTATAGCGATTACAGCTTCGTTAATTTTTCTGCATTAAAAGGAACAGCTTGTGCTCATTCGGCAATAAGTGAGAACTTCGGAAGCATATCATATCTGAAATTCTGGCAGGCACACAAAAATGTTGAGGCACTAATTAAGTGTGGCTTATATGGCAGTGTTAAGTACAACGAAGACATGATCGACTGGACCGAAACCGAACCGCACAAAATGCTCGGCGTAACAAAAGATGTTATGCGGGCAATCCGCAAAGGGCAAATCGGGTACAGAGACTATCTTGGAATAAAAGAAGAATTTTCTAAGATTACCAACCTTGACCGTCTTATAGAAATAAATAAACATGTAGGATATTCATTTGGTATACTCGACAACCTCAAGAAGAAACTCAAGACCGACAAATACGAAATTGTGAAGTACATTTTAAAGCAGAATGTAAATATCAACGATTATTCGGATTATGTCCGTATAATGCAGAGCTTCGAAGCCGATTTCAGCGACAGCCAGATATGCTTTCCGAAAAATCTTAAATCGGCTCATGACCGTGCAGAAGCTATGCGACAGGCACGGGAACTTGAAGAAAAAGCAAAGAAAAACGCTAAGCTGGCCGAACAGCTGAACACTTTGAAGATCAAGCGAAAGATACTTGAATTTTCGATTGGTGATTACTTTATCCGTCAGCCCGTCAGCACAGACGAAATAGTTGCCGAAGGTCAGAAGCTAAGCCACTGTGTCGGCGGCTACGCCGAAAGGCACGCAACCGGCAAGCTGACAATTATGTTTCTCCGTCGAAAATCTGCACCGGACGAGCCGTATTACACGATAGAGGTATCAAACGACTATAAAATAGTCCAGTGCAGAGGTTATAAAAACAACTGGGTTACAAACGGCGGGCAGGAAAAGCCACAAGAAATAATCAATGTCGAAAAGATGTATCAGCAGTACCTTGACGGTATTGCGGCGAAAAAATCAAAAACAAAATCAAGGAGGAAAACAGCATGATAATTCCCGGACTTCGCACACCGCCTGCGGATACAGAAAAGGCGGTAACAGACGATTATGTCAAGGCAGTAAATCTTAACTACCATATTAAAGCGGCGGCACAGGTAGCACAACAGAGCTTGTACGAGATGTGCAAGGGCTTTAAAGAGATGAGGGACAGCAAGCTCTATAAAGAGCTGGGGTATAACACTTTTGAGGATTACTGCGAACAGGAAACAGGAATCAAACGCAGACAGGTTTATCGTTATATAGAAGTAATAGAGAAATTGCCGTCTGATTTTGTGTCCCCGGGGACACAAATCGGAGTGAAAAAGCTCTATCTTTTATCTTCCCTTTCTGAAGAAGAACGTACAGAGATAACCGAGAACACCGACCTTGAGAACACCTCCGTCCGTGAACTTGAGCAGCAGATAAGGCAGATAAGAGCGGAAAAGGATAAGGCGGTAGCCGATAAGTCGGCCGCCGAAGCCGAAGCATCCGCCGCCGCTCAGCAGGCAAAATCACTTGAAAAAGCCAAGAACGCACTGTCACAGCAGATAGCGGCGCTCGAAGCCGAGATAAAGGAGCTTGAAAACCGTCCTGTTGAAGTTGCTGTCGAGCCGGCTAAGGACGGCGTTATGGACAAGACAGCGTTTGATAATATCTGCAAGACTTATGAGCAGCAGCTTGACAAGGTGCAGGAGGACGCATTACAGGACACTATCCGCCTGAACCGTGAGCATGCGGAGCAAATGGATAATTTGAAAGCAGAGAACGAAAAGAAACTCGAAGAACTCCGCTGTCAGCTTGAAGCCGCTAAGCGTGAGCAGTCGGAACTTACGGTGACAGTACCCGACAGCAAGGAAACGTTTAAAGCGTACCTTGCAACAGCTATTGATGCGGCAAAGCGGTTATGCGAGTTTATCGGCAATAATTCCGCAGACAGTAATTACGAATTATTCGTGACAAAGGCAAAGCAGTTTTTCGAAAAAATGACGGAGGAGATATAATGCCATCACTTTACGACATCGATACCCGCCTGTACTCGCTCTTAGACGAGGGGACGGGCGAAATCACAGACATTGAAGCGTTTGAGAAAATACAGCTTGAGCGTGACGAGAAAATCGAGAACATCGCTTTATGGGTTAAAAACCTCAAGGCAGATGCAGAGGCGCTAAAAGCTGAAAAGCTGGCTTTTGCCGAGCGTCAGAAATCCGCCGAAAAGAAAATCGACAGCTTAAAACGCTTGCTGTCGGACGCTCTCAGCGGGCAGGACTTTAAGACCGCAAGAGTTGCGCTGTCTTTCCGCAAGAGCTCAGAAGTGCAGATAGACGATATCGAGGAGCTTTCCGACGAGTATCTGAGATATAAAGCGCCTGAGCCCGACAAGGCGGCAATAAAAGCGGCAATAAACGAGGGAAAGGAGGTAGCAGGTGCAAAGCTTGTAAGCAAAGTAAACCTGCAGATAAAGTAATGGGTATACCGGTTTTAATTGTAGGGCGGAGCGGTAGCGGCAAAAGTACATCGCTTAGGCACTGCCAGGACTTTGCCGTGTTTAACGTAATCGGCAAACCTCTGCCGTTCAAAAACCCGCCAAAGACCTTATGCACAGACAACTACAACACGATAGTCAAAGGACTTGCTAAGTGTAAAGCAAAGTCTATCGTGATAGACGATGCAGGCTATTTGATGACCAATCAGTTTATGAGAGGTCACTCGTCAACTGGCACAGGCAATCAGATATACAGCTTTTACAACAGTGTTGCAGATCAGTTTTGGAGTTTGCTTGAAACTATCAAGGCACTGCCACCGGACAAGATCGTCTATGTGATGATGCACACGGACGCAGACGATAACGGAAACATGAAACCGAAGACTATCGGCAAGCTGCTTGACGAAAAAGTCTGCATAGAAGGCATGTGTACTGTAGTCCTCAGAAGCGTTTACGAAGACGGTAGATACGTCTTCTTGACGAACAAGCAGGACGATAAGTGCCTTGAGAAATCGCCTATAGATATGTTCACAGATACAGCTATAGACAACGACTTAAAGATGGTAGACAACACCATTAGAGAATATTTCAGCATAACGGAGGAAAAAGAAAATGATTGAACCTAAAGGTTACAAAGATGTGCAGGAATTCGGCGAATACGAGAGACTTGCTGTAGGCGGTCATGTCATGAAGATTCTTAAGGTCGAGGAAACGACCTCAAGAAACGGCGATGATATGATAAAAATCTATCTCGATACCGACAAGAGCGACAAACAGCCGGGCTACTTCAAGAAGCGTTTTGACAACGATACAAGAGAAAACAAGAAGTGGGGCTGTATCGTTAATCAGCTTGTTCTCGACACTAAGACGGGACTTGCAAGCAGAGGCTTAAAGACGTTTCATACCTGCGTCGAGAAATCAAACAGCAGTAGCTTCAAGCTCGTGTGGGGCGATAAGTACGCCGACAATTTCAAGGGTAAGCTTGTCGGCGGTTTATTCCGAAATGAGGAGTATCAGAAGCAGGACGGCACTACCGGTTGGGCTGTAAAGCTCATGGCGTTCCACTCAGTCGGTGCTGTGCTTGAGGGTTTAAAAGCGCCTGACGATAAGCCACTTGATCAGGGCAACACTATGGGCAACTTTGGCAGTGTGATAGCGCCACCGCCTGAAGCACCCACACCTACAGACGAAGATTATCCATTCTAAGATACAAGAGAGGTAAAAGCCAATGGCGATAGACGACATTGAAAAGTTAAAGCCGGTCGAGGAATTTACGAAAGAAGATTTTCTCACCGGGCTTGAGCCATATCAATACTGCTGTGCTTTTATTGACGATCCTTTCGAATTCGAGCGTGCAAAGGCAAGGGTGACCAAGCGGGCGGCAGAGCTTAAAATAAGAAGCTTTATGACCCTGCTCGGCAACTATTGCCGAAAATACGAGAAAAATCTTTCGGAAACCTTTACAGCTACAAACTTTCCGCTCCAGCCGGTACAGCTTATCTGCGGTAATTACATCTGCGACTATACCGGAGTATCACTTGACGGCGAAACTGTCTGCCCACATCCGATTATGCCGATAATGCGTCTTTGCAATATCGACACGGGTGTTGAGAAGATAAAAATAGCTTATTCGAGGGGCGGAAGAGCGTTCCGCTATCTTATCGTTGACCGGAAGACAATATCGTCAGCAAACAAGATTGTTGACTTGTCAGACAGCGGTATAGCAGTGACAAGCGAAAGTGCAAAGGCACTTGTAAAATACTTTGCAAAAATCGAACAGCTTAACCCTGAACTGCTCCCCGAAACCGAATGCGTTACTCGCATGGGCTGGATCACGCAGGCAGATGAACAGCTTGATTTTGCACCGTATATCGACAGCATAGCGTTTGACGGCGAAGCAGAGTATAAGAAGCATTATGACAGCGTGAAGGCGGTAGGAGATGTTCGCAAGTGGTATGAGGTGATATATCGTAATATACGCCTGAAGTCGGTAGCGGCCAGAATGGTCTTTGCTTCCTCGCTTGCATCTGTACTTGTAAAGCCGCTTGGCTGTAACTGCTTCTGGGTACACTTATGGGGCGAAACGGAAAGTGCAAAGACGGTCCTTGCAATGACAGCGGCAAGTATATGGGGCAATCCTGAAATAGGCGATTACATCATGACTTTTAATGCTACAACCGTCGGAATGGAAAAGACAGCGGCGTTTTACAACAATCTGCCGTACATACTGGACGAGCTGCAGATTATCAACGACAAGCGAGATCTGGACAATCTGATATATATGCTGACTGAAGGCTCAGGCAGAAGCAGAGGCAACAAACTCGGCGGACTTGACGCAGTTCCGAAGTGGAAAAACGCAGTAATAACAACGGGCGAACGTCCGATTACAACAGCACGCTCCGGTGGCGGCTCTGTAAACAGAGTTATCGAGATCGAGTGCAAAGAAAAGTTCTTTGATGATCCCAGATACGTTGCAAACACAGTAAAAGCAAACTATGGAGCGTTTGGTAAGATGTTTGTTCAAAAGCTGATAAAAGACGGCTTCGGGCACGCTGAGGAGTTGTTTGACAGCTATCAGAAGAAGCTGATATCAGAGTATGACATCATGCAGAAACAGGCACAGAGCGCCGCTCTGATACTCACAGCGGATACGTTGATGTGCGAGATGCTCGGCGTGGAAGAAACGGCGCTGAAAACGGAAGAAGTAGCCGAGTTTTTAAAGACAAAGGCTTCCGTAAGCGTCAATCCGAGAGCATATGAGCATATATGCAGTTTTGTCGCTTTAAATTCGACACGCTTTATATACAATCCGGACAAACCTGTTGATCAATGGGGTATCCTTTCGGGCGATAGGCGAGAGGTATATATTGCCGCATCTGTGTTCCGAAAAGCGTGTGAGGACGAGGGCTACAATTCGCAGGCACTGTTATCGTATCTGCGTGATAACCGCCTTATTGAGATAGACAAAGCGGGCAAAAACACTGTAAATAGGCGGATTAACGGCCTGTGTACACGGTGTGTGCATTTGACGCTTCCGTCGGAAGATGACGAAAAATACGACGATATAGATTTTTAAGCGTTACACCTGATACACCAAAGTTACACATCATGTGTAACAGCTAAGCTGGCTCTGCAAGTGGTTTTGAGAGCAATGTTACACATGTTACACCTTTTTCGGGTATAACGTTATATTCTTTATAAACAATTTTATCATTGTATTTATATAGATTTTCTCTATAGAGAAATGCGTTTTTAGGTGTAACGGTGTAACAAGGTGTCTTAATCGTAGTCATAGAGCGGTTTCACGGTGTTACACCTACGGTGTAACTATTGTGTAACGGGTGTAACCGAGAAAGGAGGACAACACGCAGATATATGCAACTATATGACTATCAAAGCAATCTGATAGATAACCTGTCACGATCCTGGCGTGAGGGCTATAAGCGGCCGTGTATCGTCCTTCCGTGCGGAGGCGGTAAGTCGGTCATAGCGTCAGAGATAGCAAAGCGTACAACAGATAATCATAATCGTGTCCTGTTTATGGTACACAGACAGGAATTGTGCGACCAGATATACAGCACGTTTAACGGATACGGTGTTGATATGGATTTATGCTCTGTCAATATGGTGCAGACTATATCACGACACCTGCAGGATACTGAGCAGCCTACACTGATAATAACAGATGAGAACCATCACTGTGTTGCGAGTACATATCGTAAGGTGTATGAAGCGTTTCCGAAAGCGTACTGCGTGGGGCTGACGGCGACACCGGTACGACTTAACGGCGGTGGACTGGGAGAGATAAACGACAAGCTCATAGAAGGCCCTACAGCAAAGTGGCTGATAAAAAATAACAGGCTTGCACCGTATCGGTATTATGCTCCTGCTCTTGCAGATTGCTCACGATTGACATCACGGTGTGGTGATTACTCGGCGGAAGATGTTGAATTACTGATGGACAAACCTAAGATATACGGTGATGTTATAAAGTTTTACAAGCAGTTATCAGACGGTGGTAAGGCGGTGTGTTACTGCGCAACGATAAGGCATAGCACGGCAATGGCACAGCAGTTTTGCGACGCAGGTATACCGGCAGGGCATATCGACGGTAGTACACCTAAAGCAGAGCGTGCACAGGTAATATCAGACTTCAGGACAGGCAAGATTAAGATACTCTGTAACGTTGATCTGATATCCGAAGGGTTCGATGTTCCGGATTGCTCGGTGTCTATACTCCTTAGACCTACAAAGTCATTAACTCTGTATATACAGCAGTCTATGAGATGTATGAGGTATCAACCCGGTAAGACAGCTATTATCATAGATCATGTGGGAAACGTACACAGACACGGATTGCCGGATGCAGAGCGCAAATGGACACTTGAACCGAAAGCACCGACAAAGAAGCAAGCACAAGCGGAGATCAAGATAAAGCAGTGTCCTGAATGTTATTTTACCCATGAGCCTGCCGATGTCTGCCCGAATTGCGGGCACGTCTATGAAAAAACACAGCGAGAAATCAAGGAACAGCAAGAAGCAAAGCTGATTATGATTACAAGTGAGTATCAGGACGTTACTCAGTGTAGAAGCATACAAGAATTATACGCATACGCAAAAATCAAAGGTTATAAGCCCGGATATGCGTATGTGAAAGCTAAAGAATGGGGTTGGTTCAGATAAGAGAAATTGATATACAGAACAGCATACGCCTTGCGTTAAGCGGAAAGTGCGTTATCTTTCGTGCAAATGTCGGTGTGTTTAGCACAGCGGACGGAAGAACAGTATCAACAGGGCTTCCTAAAGGTTTTTCGGACCTGTTTGGGTATCGAAAGTCTGATTGCAAGGCAGTATTTATCGAAGTAAAAACGGCAACAGGCAAGGTAAGACCTCAGCAGGAACAGTTTCTGAACGCTATGAAAGGCTATGGAGCTATCGCAGGGGTATGCAGATCAGCGGAGGAGGCGCTTAAACTGATTGATGACGGCTGACGAGATAATCGAGCTTGCAAGGCACAACACGCCGCTACCGGACGATGCAACACTTGCGGAGGGGCTGCTGTATAAATCAATGCGCCTGACGTATGCGGCATTCCGTGAGGGCGAGATAACAAAGGAGCAAGGTGCACAAGAGCGCAAGCAGGCAGTAAAACAGTTTGACAAGTACCAGTTGTACGAAAAAGCGTACAGAAACAACGCTAAGCGTGGCAAAGCAATAGGCGAGTTGTTATGCGAGGTAAACAAACACGGCTGTGAGCTGTGCAAGAGAATGGCTAAAATATACGACGGAAGAGAGGCACTTAAGGATGATAGGTGACGAGAATAAGTTTGACGGAGAAAAGATAAGGCTTGACTTGGTAGAGCCAAGCCTTATTGAAGCAATAGGCAAAATAAGGACTTACGGTGTCAAGAAGTATACCGATGAACAGTCGTGGAAGAAAGTCGAGAAGCAGCGTTATATAGCGGCGGCTATGCGACACTTTGAAGCGTACCGTAAGGGAGAAATCAATGATACCGAAAGCGGTATGCCGCATTTATGGCATTGTGCTTGCAATCTGATGTTTCTTATCGAGCTTGACAGCCCGGCGGAAAAGCAGACATTCAGCGACGGCTACGACCTTGACAACGAGGTAAAGTGCGGATATTGTAAATATCACAGCACGAAAACACAGCATTGTATACGAAAGGCGGAAGTCACGGATGATAAGTATTCGTGCGGAATGGGGGTACTCAGAAAATGAAATCACATATTGCAGGAAGCAGCCTTACAAGCAAGGCAAGCCTTGAAGACGCAATCAAGCACGGCGAAATGCAGGAGTTATTTGCATTATATCGTATCTGCATTGCCATTGCCGCTAACGAAGCATTCGGTTTCGGTAATGGCCGTTTGAAGAAGCTGTTTGATACAACAGACGAGGCTATGCAGGTATTTGATGATTATGCAGGCTGTATAGGCGTAAGCAAAGCAAGAGGGTATCTTGATATGGATACAGGTATTGCGAAGCTGTTACAGATAGCAGAGAGCAGAAATATAGATCTTGCGTACATCGCAGGTATACGGATTATGGAGGTGTAGAAGATGGAAATGTTTGATAAGCTGAACATCGAAGCGCTTGGTAAAATTATTGATCAGTTTTTGACCGAAAACGAAGTAAATATGCTGATAACGCTTCCGAAAGGATCTTTAGATGCGCAGATACAAGAAAATATAAAACTTGGAAGCGTAGTACGGTTTTATATTTTTCTGAACTGCATAAAGCCGATAGTTAATGAATTTGCAAAAGAAGCAGGAATCGACAAGACGTCTGCGGAATGGGAAGGAATCGTTGATAAATATCTTGCTATGATCAAGAAAGAAATAATTGAAGGAGGAAAAATATGAGTGAATGGATAAGCGTGGAAGATAGACTTCCTGAAAAACAGTCGTGGAATCACATCGCCATCCTTGACACAAAAACAGGCAGAATCAGTGTAGAGCAAGACTTATATGCTATTGAAACGGCCGAAAAATTTAAGCAGAAAAAAGGGTTTTGCAAAGATGGAAGATTTAACGGTCGTGAAGTTGTCATTGCTTGGATGCCGCTTCCAGAAGCGCCTAAGGAGGAAACATGAAAGCCTGGATTGTAAATGAAAAATATGAAACAGCTTCTGCAGTTGTTTACGCCGAAACACGAGGTAAAGCAAAAGCGCTCGCATTATGCACAAGTAGCTGTGAAGACGCAAATTTCTGTGATATTGAAGTCAGCCGAGCATCTGAAATGGACAAGTATTACGCTGAGGGAAAAACAGAAATGGACTGGTCAGATCCGAAAGACAGAATTGCATTGGTGAAAGAATGCGGATTTTACTGTGAAGAGCCGATAGCAGAATGCTGCAAATCCTGTCCTGCAAAAGATTTTTGCGATGAGGCAGTGCTGGAAAAGGAGCACCCCAATGACCGCTAAAGAATACCTATCACGCTATCACCTTATCAACATACGCATAAATCAAAAGATAGATCAGCAGCGACAGCTTCGGGAGCTTGCTACCAACATATCGCCGTCATCGGGTGGTGGACACAGTAGCGGGGTATCAGACAAAGTGGGTATGGCTGTTGCAAAAATTGCAACACTGGAGCAAGAGATAAACGCAGAGATAGACGAGCTTATCCGTGTCAAGGCTGAGATAGAGCATACTATATCGGCAGTGGCTGACGAGCGATTAAAGCTGATACTAATAGCACGGTACATAAACTGTAACCGTTGGGAACAGATAGCTGTTATGCAGAACATAGAACTTAGATGGTTGTATAGATTACACGGGCGGGCACTCTCGGAAGTAAGTAAAATAATTGACCATTGAAATACACATAAAGAGTGTGATATGATTACGATAGAAAAGAAGCGAAAGCGTAGTGACCGAGGAGCGGCTAATAAGCCGCCAGGTCACCTTTTCTATCAATTATGCGTACAAGAGTATCCATTGGACCTCCTTTTTCTTAGTCGAGCCGTCCGCTCTTCTGATTCTTTCGTGCGGACGGTGACGAATACTTCAAGCACTCTGCAAAGGGTGCTTTTCTTATATCTTAAATTTATGTTAAAAGCTTGTTCGAGATGTGGCAAGATCCACAAGCCCGGAGAATGCACAGCCGGGATAAAGTATACACAGAAGATACGAGACAGCGAAGCCGACAGGTTTCGTAACCGCAAGATATGGCGCAGAAAAGCCGATGAAATACTTGAGCGTGACGGTCACTGCTGCAGGGTGTGCCTGTCGGCAGGCGTTATCAACAGCACGGACCTGTCTGTGCATCATATCGTGCCGCTAAAGGTCGATTATGACCGCAGGCTTGATAACGATAACCTTATAACGCTGTGCCGCTATCATCACGAGGCGGCGGAACGTGGGCGTATCAGCAGGCAGGAACTGGCAACTATGACTTGTACCGTCGATTTTTCACGCCACAACATATAGTGGTACGATACCATACACCACAATATATGGTGTGCCCCCCTACCCTTGCGATTTTTGAGGGGTCCCGGTCTGACATCTGACCGCCACCTCTTTACACAATATATTCCCGATATGACTTTGAGAGGAGTGAGTATATGCCCAGAGGAGCAAAAACAATAGAAAACTGTGCAGGGCACAGAACAAAGAAAGAAAAGGAAAGCCGTAAAAATGCGGAGTTGAGACAGCTTACCGGAAAGAAGCTGACAGAGTTTAAGCAGGTGCGAGAGAATGAAACGGCACATAAAGAATTTCAGCGTATCCAGAAGTTGCTTAAAGTTGTCGGAAAAGACGACGCACTTTATTCGGCAGGGATCAACCGTTATTGTGAGCTTGTATCGGAAATCGAGCAAGTGAAAACGGATATGCTTGTGGTACGGCAGACCGCAGATAAATTGAACGCCGCATTTGAAGAGCAACAGGACAAGGAAGAACTTGACAGCGGTGAAATAATCAAGTTTACAAAGGCATACACAAGCCTTATCACACAGTCGATGAAATGCGATGGCAAGATCATGACGAAAAGAAAAATGATGAGCGACATCGAAAAGGAAAACGGTTGGACGGTGCTTTCCGCTATCAGAGCAATACCGAAGCAGGCGGAAAAGCCCGAAGATGACGCTTTAATGAAGATATTACAGGGAGGCGAGAATAATGGGGCTGTTTGATAAGATATTCAGGCGTGAAACTGAAGGCACGGACATTGAAGTGGCTTTCGGGCTAAAGCAGATAAGCAATATAACGAGAGAACAGGCACTTGAGATCCCTGCGGTTTCAGCGGCTGTTAATTTTATAGCCGGCACAATAGCAAGCCTGCCGATAAGGCTGTATAACAGCAACGATGAAGTTCAGACAGCGGCGGAAATCACTGAAGATAACCGTCTGTATCTGCTGAACGAAGAATCGGGCGATACTCTGAACCCGACAGAAATAAAGCGTGCGGTTATCCGTGATATGCTCCTTGACGGAACAGGATATATGCACATAGAGCGGAGCGGAAACGAGGTTTCGGCTCTCCGATACGTCCGTGACAGTGCTGTAAGTGTGGAGAAAAATTCCGACGCTATTTATAAGACGCTCCGTATGCTCGTTGACGGCAGAATGTACAATCCGTGGGATTTTGTCATTCTCAGCCGTAACAGCGTTGACGGCGGAAAGGGAGTAAGCATACTTGCCGAGAATCCCACGCTCTTGACATCAAGCTATATGCTTTTACAGCTTGAAAAGGCGATGAGCCGCAGAGGCGGCAACAAAAAGGGCTTTCTGCGCACAGAACACAGAGTAGACGAGCCAGCGATGCAGGCTATACGTGAAGCATGGGGAAAGCTTTATAGCAATAACGGCGACGGTATGATGATACTGCAGAACGGCCTTGACTTCAAGGAAAGCAGTTCTACCGCCGTTGAGATGCAGTTAAATCAGAACAAGGTGACAAACGCTGAGCAGATAGCAATGCTGTTTGGCTTATCTCCCGATGTACTGTCAGGCAGAGCCGATGACAGGACGTATATCAACAGCATAAGAACAGCAGTACTGCCTGTTGTTTCTGCGTTTGAAATGGCGCTTAACAGGGCACTGCTCCTTGAGAAAGAAAAGCATAACAAGTATTTTGTCATAGATACTTCCGAGCTTCTGAAAGCGGATATTCTGACACGCTATCAGGCATATCAGATAGGCCTTGCGGCGAATTTCTTACAACCTGACGAAATACGCTTCAAGGAAAACCTTGCACCGCTTGGACTTGACTTTATCAAGCTTGGCCTTAACGATGTGCTTTATGATCCGAAAACAAAGCAGATATACACGCCGAATACCGACAGCCACGCTAAAATTGATGATGCGGGCTTGCAAAGCGGCGATGAGGGTGATATAATAGCAGAAAAGAGAGAAAACCCTTATCACGCCAAAGACGGTAAGTTTACGAATGCGCCGGGCGGGAAAATTAAATCCGTTACGGTCAGCGATGACGGCATAGTGACTACGGTTTATGAAGCACAGGCTAAAACAAAGTATGCACCATCGCCACAGAAAAATCACAGCGGTATACAGGTAAAGCCAAAGACTTATACAAAGCTGCGCGGAGAGTTTAATACCATTTATCCGGGTAGCAAAAAAGGAGAAAGTGGATATATAAGTAAAGGCAAGTATCGTTATAAAGTAGAATCAGACGGAGAGGGCGGCATAATTATACGAAAGAAATGGAGGCAGAATTAGTTATGAAAAAAGAAGAACTGTACGGAAAATATCAATCAGAATATCAAAAACGTATTATAGAACGTTTTGCGGATACAATTCCTGAATATATATACCCGCCAAACGATGACGTTTCACGTAAAAATTATGATGTATATATGAGTTTTATCTGCCTTCTTGAAGCCCCAGAGCAATATCAGACGGCAGATAAAGTCATAGATTATTTAGAAAAAAATCCGAAAGCAACAGTCGAAGATACGTGCAAGTATTTTGACGAGATAACACCGGACGGTTTACCGCCCTGCGCTTCTGAATGGGAAGATGACGAGGACGAAGAATGAAATTGAATATGACGGCCGCTCTTAACAAGGGCGGTTTTCTTATGCCCTCGTGCAATCGATTGCACTTGACTTGAACACAAACTTTGCAAAAACAGCCGTTTTTTGTGAAGTTCGGCGCAAATACAAGCAAACTTAATAAATTTACCGCCCCTTTTGGAGCGGTATTTTTATACCCACAACACAGAAAGGAGTGATAAAAATGAAAATCGAAATCCGCTCCGCTGATCTTATGCACATCAGCGGATATGTAAACGCTGTCGAGCGTGACAGCAAGCAGCTGCCTGCATCAATGGCACCGGGTATGACAACACCGTTTGTTGAGCGTATCGTAAGCGGTACGTTTGCGAAAAGTCTTAAGGATCATCCGAAGGTTGAACTGAGATTCAACCACAGCAAGGTGCTTGACACTACAGACGGAACGCTTAAACTGCGTGAGGACAGCATAGGACTTCACGCAGAAGCCGACATCACCGACAGAGAAGTGATCGCAGAGGCGAGAGCAGGACATCTGACAGGGTGGAGCTTCGGATTTTCGGGAGCGCAGGCGCACCTTGAGCCGTGTGACGAGGGTGTACAGCGCAGAATGATTACGGGGCTGACACTGCACGAGGTGTCAATTCTCAACCGCAATCCCGCTTATATCGCCACGTCAATAGAAACAAGAGGCGAGGAAACGACCGTGACGGAACAGCGCAGTGCCGGAAACGATACGGTCGAGGTAACAGGTGAAATCCGGGAGTTTATCCCCGATTACAACAAGGAAATAGAAATTTTACAGCTTATGTCGGATTACTTCGACGGAAAGGAAACAGTATGAATTTAAAAGCACTCATCGAAAAGAGAAATGCTCTTATCGCCGATATGAAGTCACTCTGCGATAAGGCTACAGCAGAAACAAGAGCGATGACAACAGAGGAGCAGACAGACTATGACGCTAAGAAGGCGGAAGTCGAAGCACTGAACAAGACAATCCGCTCAATCGAGGAGCAGAACGCTCTTAATCTGAACTCTGCAAAGTCAGACGGCACAGCAACCAACAAGGAACAGGCAGAAACAAGAGCCTTCGAAAACTATCTGCGTACAGGCCAGATAGTCGAAACAAGAGAAGATGTCAATCTGACAAAGGGCGATAACGGCGCAGTTATCCCTGCGACTATCGCAAACAAGATAATCCGTAAGGTTATCGACATCTGCCCTATCTATCAGATGGCAACGAGATACACGCTTGCAGGTACTCTCTCAATTCCCTACTACGACGAAGGAACGCAGGCTATCTCAATGGCGTATGCTACAGAGTTTACGGACCTTGCAAGCACATCGGGTAAGTTCCTCAGCATTGAACTCAAGGGCTATCTTGCAGGTGCGCTCTCTAAGGTTTCAAGAAGCCTTATCAACAACTCGCAGTTTGACATCGTTTCATACGTTATAAACGAGGTTTCGATTGCGGCAGCAAAGTGGATTGAAAACCAGCTTATCAACGGCACAGCAAGCAAGATAGACGGTCTTGCCGCAGGTGTTACACAGGTGGTAACGACCGCATCGGCGACAGCTATCACAGCAGATGAGCTTATCGACCTGCAGGAAACAATTCCCGATGTATATCAGGACAATGCCTGCTGGATCATGAACAAGGCTACAAGAACCGCTATAAGAAAGCTCAAGGACAACGAGGGCAGATATATCCTCAATCCCGATGCAACGGCAAAGTGGGGCTATACACTTTTCGGCAAGCCCGTATACACAACAGACAGCGTATCGGCTATTGCTTCCGAAAAGACAGCTATCTACTACGGCGATATGAGCGGTCTTGCAGTTAAGACTTCCGAAGACGTGTCTATCCAGATACTCAACGAAAAGTACGCAACACAGCACGCTGTCGGCGTTATCGCATGGGTGGAGATTGACGCAAAGGTCGAGAACGCTCAGAAGATAGCCGCCCTTAAGATGAAGAAGGCAGGAGGCTAATAACCTATGACAGTAAAGGCAACGACCAACTTTTCGGGCACCGTCAGTATGGCAAAAGGCGAGGAGCGTGAGCTTCCCGCCGGTCCTGTGCTGAACGACCTGCTCTCCTGCGGGTACATAGTGCCTGTAGACAAGGAGGAGAAAAGTGAAGCTAAGCGAGGTAACAAGCGCAAAGATTAAGGCATTCTGCGGTGTCAGCGATGACGAGGACGGAATGCTTGAAATCTGTGCCGGAGCGGCGAAATCCTATATCAAGGGCTATACGGGGCTTGACGATGCGAAAATAGACGAATACGAAGACATCACGGTGGCTTACTTAGTGCTTATAAACGATATGTATTCCTCTCGTGACTTCTCGTCAGACAGAGCGTCACAGAACCCCGTGACCGCTCAGATACTCGCCCTGCACAGCATAAATCTGCTGAACGGAGTGAATGAGAATGACATTTAACAGAAAAATCACGCTCATATCCTCCGAGCAGAAAAACGGCTCGCAGGGCAAAGCGGACAGGGCGGTAAAGACCGTATACGCAAAGGTTTCCGAGCCTGGCGTAACGGCAAAATATGCCGCCGAAACGGCAGGATACAAGTCGGAACTTACGGTGTATATGTGGAGACGTGAATACAGCGGTCAGTCGGTCGTACAGATTGATGGCAAGCGGTATCACGTCGAAACAACCGGAGCGGCCGACAGCGACCTGCATATAAAGCTGATACTGGCGAGAGGAGGCTGACAATGATAACAGAAAAGATTGATTCGGCACTCTCGGCGGTATTTGAGCATTTTTACAGCTATATGCCTGAGTTTGAGGACGGCGAAGAGCCGGAGAAGTATGCAGTGTACAATTTATCGTACAGAGATACGTTCTTCAGCTCCGGCAGGGCAAATATACGGCAGTATTCCCTGTCTGTGAGCGTATTTTCGCCACAGGCAGACATTGAGCTGTATGACAAAACGCAGACGGCGATAGAGAATGTAGGCGGTATATTTACCGGCACTACCGATCTGTCGCAGTTTGATGTTTATCCCAACAGAAAAATTTTAGTCATGGAGTTTACGCTCTATGAGGAAAGGACATAACTATGGCAAAAGTAATACAGGGTACAGATCGTAAGTCTGCTGTATGCACTAAGCGTTTTGCGTATGCGCCGCTGACAACGGATAACGCCGATACGCTGGCATACGGTGATGTGACCGAGATCAAGGACATACTCATCACAACAAAGTATACGCCTAAAATGAACAGCGCATCGCAGTATGCGAGCGGCGTTGAAGTTGACAGCTATGTAGCTAAGGCAGGCGGTACGCTTGACGTAACAATTGTGAACACAAACTCCGCCGACGAGGTGGCACTTTTCGGCGCAAAGGTAAATACGTCAACAGGCGTACTTGAAAGCGGTAAGGACGATGTTGTACCCGATGTAATGTGCATCTACAGCACTATGACATCAGACGGCAAGATAAACCTGTATAAGTTCCCCAAGTGCAAGTTCACTTCACAGGGCGAGAACGTACAGACGACCGATGAGAACGGCGTAACATTCAACAGCCTTGCATTACAGGCAAACTACAAGGCGCTTATCAACACAGGCGTTGATATGTACTGCGTAAAGGGTCTTGATCCCGTTACAGACAAGGCGAGCATTGACGCATGGTTTGCGACCGCTGCGGGCGTGATTGTAGCTGAAGTGTAAAAAAAGTACAGATATGACGGGGCGGGAAACTGCCCCGAAAATTATCTACAGGTGAAAAATGGAGCTAATATTAAGATACATAGAACTGCTTGAATTATGCCGCAGCAACAGTTACGACCCGTTTCTTGCCGATATGGAGCTTAGATGCCTTGAAGAAATAGGGATACTGCTAAGGCATAATGAAAACCACGACCCTGTAACAGGTCGTTTTACATTCGGAAAGCAGTATATTGATGTTACAGAGGAATATAAAAATAGAGCCACTCCGGGAGAGGGCTCATTAACGTATGATGATAGTTACAATTCTAAGGCACATAAAGAAGAAATCGCTTTCGCACAGTGGTTACATAATAAAATGGGCGGAGATATACATTTGTTGAACGAGCAAAATCAAAACCACGTGAAAACACCCGATTATATATGGAATTCTAAACTTTGGGATTTGAAAAGTCTTTCGTCCGAAAAAGCCGCTAACAGCGCTTTGCGAAAAGGCATAAATCAAATATCGGGAAATCCTGGAGGAGTAATGCTTGACTGCAGAAAGTTTAACGTTGAAGAAAAAACGTTGCTCGGCATTATTGAAAAGCGAATGAAATGGCACAGAGATATAGAGGTAGATATAATGATTGTAAAATCTGAGAGCGATATAAGAGTAATCAGGTATAAGCAGATATAAAAAAAGAGATGCCCCCCCGCCAAAATAGCAGAGGTTCATCTCTCCTTCATAGACATTACATCTACTATCAATATTATATCTCAATACAGCAAAAATGTCAATAGTCATTTATAAGATTATAGGAGAAAATGCAATGTTCACAGAACTTTTAAACAAGAAAATTTACATCACAGATACTTTATATCTGCGATATGACATAAAAGCGTTTATAGAAGCGGAAGAAAAGGGCATCAGCCCGTTTGAACTGACATTTCCTCTGCCGCTTGACTACATCAGAGCGGGGCTTCGGTGTTGCTTTGATGAACTGGGAGCCGACCCTGTAAAGCGCTCCGAAATAGTGGCATATATGATAAAGGAATTGTCGCAGGAATACCTGCAGGACAGGGTGCTTGCCGCTACGACCGCCGCACTTCCTGCGCCGATAGTGGGAAGTAAGCCGACAGAAGAAAAGCCCGACTTCAAGAAGCTCCGCAGTCTGTTTATAGATATTATGGGACGGACGGAGGAAGAATTCACATATTCCACGCTGTACGAAATAACGGACAGATGGAACGACTACGCAACATTTATGGGGTACAAAGCCCCAACAGAGAGGTTTGTACAGTATGACGATTAAAGACAGCCGTGCATACAAATACGCCGTGTGGGCATTGCAGGACAGCTCCGGTAAGGTCGGAAGATACGTCAGAAAACAGTGCGCCGAATGGCTTAAAGCTGTCGATGACGGTTATGTAGATGTTCAGGAATGGAACAAGATAACCGCATTGCTCAAAGCCATACAGCACCCGGACTTAGGCCGTGATATGTACTCATCGCTTGAAGATTACAGCCTGCTTTTTATATATGCGGTGCTTTGCACGAAAACAGACGGGAAGCTGTATTACAGCACGGGACTGCTCGAAATCGCCCGAAAGAACTACAAGACGTTCACAGCGGCGGTAATATTCATCATCGGTATGCTGACACTGCCACGCTTTTCCCGTCTGTTCTCTGTAGCTCCCGACTTAAAGCTGTCGAGCGAGCTGAAAGTAGCTATCAAGAAAATTATAAAATCCTCTCCGCTGCTTGAAAAGCATTTCAAGGTTATGCGGTCCGAGATCAGATGCTTGATGTGTGATACGGAGTATACGCCGCTTGCGTACAGTAAGGATAAGCTGGACGGTAAGCTGGCTCACTTGTTTCTTGCCGATGAGGTCGGAGCAATGGACGGCTATCCGGTTGAAGCAATGCGTTCCTCGCAGATTACGCTTAAGAGCAAGCTCGGAATACTTATTTCCACACAGTACCCGAATGATGATAACGGCTTAAAGGACGAAATCGACATAGCCAAGAAACAGCTTGACGGGGTGTACAGCTCTGGCAAGAAATATTTTGCGTTGCTTTATGAGCCTGATATTGAGCTTGTACCCGACTGGAAGACGAACGACAGTGTGCTGTATCAGTCGAACCCTGTAGCTGTCGATAATGCGGATCTGTTCTCGGAACTGAAAGACAACCGCCAGCTTGCTGTGCTGTATGAAAACAAGCGTGAGAACTTCCTATGCAAGCACTGTAATATTCAATACAAGGGCGTAGGCAGTGAGGGCTATGTTGACCTTATATCCGTGCAAAACTGCTCTGAGGACGTGCCTGACGAGTTCTGGCGGGGAAAGATAGTCTATCTCGGACTTGACCTCTCACAGACAGAGGATAACACGGCGCTCGCTATGATATGCTATCACGAGGGCAAGATATATGTTAAATCGGTAGCATTTATTCCTGCCGAAAAGGTAGAGGAAAAATCAGTAAAGGAGCACGTTAATTACAAGACGCATATCGCAAACGGTGATTGCTTTGCGTGCGGCGATTATATCATAGATTACGGCTTTGTCGAGAATTACATACTGACGCTGAAAGAAAAGTACGGCGTTATAATAGCTCAGCTCGGCTTCGACCGTTGGAATGCGCTGTCAACGGTGCAGAAGCTCGAAAGCGCCGATGATCCGATAGAGTGCGTAGAGATACGACAGCATTCAAGCGTGCTTCATGCTCCGACAAAGTGGCTCAAGGAGCAGATACTCACGGGAAATATAGTGTTTGCAAAGAATGAACTGCTTGAAATTAACTTCAGCAACGCTCGCTGTACAGAGGACACAAATCTGAACAAGTACGTCAATAAAAAGCGCTCTGCCGGCAAGGTCGATATGGTGGTGTCGCTGATAAATGCGGTGTATCTGCTTCAGCAGGAGATACTCAACGGCGATTGCGGCGTGTTTGTGCAGTATTAGGAGAATATTATGGAAAGAATAAAGAAATTTTTGCTTGATCACGCAGAATTTATGATAGCAGGGGCTATAGTTATAGGAAAGCTGATAAAATGACACTGATACAAGGATATTTCGGCATAATCGAATTATGCCACAGTGACAGGTACGACCTGTTCCTCGCTGATACGGAGCTGAGGTGTCTTGATGAGATAGGGATACTGCTCAGATATAACCATAACCACGACCCGCATACAGGCAGATTTACAAGCGGTAATGGGGTTGACAACGGCAAAAAAGATGTTGACAAATTGACAGAGAGTAGTATAATAAATTATGCAAAAGCTACCGATGTTTTCGAGGTGTCCAATAATTCTGAAAATTCTAATTTTGAATTGCAGAATGTAGTAGATTTAATGGAAAAATCAAGTGTCGGTAGAGATGCTTTGACTAAATTATCAGAAAAAGGTGTTAAACCGATTTTCGATTATTCTGAAGTGCGTCATACTAACAGAGGAATGCAACAAGGAAATTCCATCAGATTATATGCTCGTAATATTGCAAATGAAAGAGTGGCTGCACAGACGGTGATACACGAAACTACGCATTTATATTATGGCATAGGTCAAAACCAATGGGCTGAAGCTGTTTGTTTTGCAAAAGAAAAAATGTTTATAACAGGTAGACCTTTAACAGTTGCAGAAAAACGATATATAGTAAAACTTGCCAAAGACAACTATCCCGAGTTTAAGTGGAAGAAAGGCGGATATATAAATGGAAAACGGTTATGAACTCATAGAACGATTAAGAAAAGGCGAAAAAATCAAGTGCACAGATTGCCAGAAAGGATATTATACCACTAATACAGAAGATGTTTCGACTGCTCGTGAATTTCGATGCAATAAATGCAATAGTGTGTTAAGAATATCACCAAACATTACAGTTGAGTGATTGCACTTGATTTTAACGTGCATGGTCAAAATATCACATTAAACAAATGGCTTAACAAAGCCAAATGCAACTTGCCCAAAACTGAATAAATCATCCACTCCGAAAGGGGTGGATTTTTTATACCCAAATTTCTGAAAGGAGCGATAAAATGTCCGATGATTTATTTACTCTTGATTTATCCGGAATGGACCTTAAAGATCTCATTCAAGTGGTAAACGAAATGGATAGCAAGCTGAACAGCAAGATCATCCCCGAAATTCTTGAAGAAGTCGGCGATGAACTGATAGACGAAGAACGGCGAATGCTGCAGGGCAGGTCGAATAAAGACGGCTCTCCGACAAAGCTCAGCGGATTATTGTCAAAGCAGATAACGAAAACAGGCAAGCTGTACAAGGTAAAAGCCGGGTATGACACAGCTACAATTAAAGCACATCCTGAAAGCGTGATTATCGAGTTTGGAAGACCGGGCAAGAAAAGTCGCAAGAAAGGCGGCAAGGATAAGCTCGGCAGAAAAATAGGCGCTGTGCAGGCATACTCGCACATCAGAGCGGCACTTATATCAAAGAAGAAAGCAATCACGGAGCTTGCGGAAAACCGCTTTCGTGACGAAATAGAAGAACTGTGGGAAAAGGGAGGTAAAAAATAATGGCACAGGAACTTACTGCGAATTTCGGGGCGAACAGTACAAAATTTTCTAAGGGCGTACAGGAAATAAAAGCCCAGCTCACCGAGCTTAACAAAGCCCTTGAAACGAACAAGAAAGAGCTTGCCGATACAAACAAAAAAACAAAGGAATACGAAAAAGAACTTGATCAGCTGAAGACAGCCGAGAAAGAAAACGGCACAGCTACAAAAGAACAGAAAGCCCGGATGGCAGAGCTTGAAAAGGAGATTGACAAGGCACGCACCAGAGCCGCACAGCTTAAAACCGAGCAGATTGACTTAAAAAACGGGCTTAAAGAAACCACAAGCGAGTTGAAAAAGCAGAAGTCAGGCGTTTCCGGTGTTTCCGATGAGATGAATAAGATGAAAACGCTGATAACCGGCTTTATTGCGGCTTACGGCGGTAAAAAGCTTTGGGAACTGCTGATAGGCTCTAACGCCGAAATGGAACAGTATACAACCTCGCTTGAGGTTATGCTCGGCTCTACCGAAAAAGCGTCGGCAATGATAGAGAAAATGCGGGACTTTGCCGCAAAAACGCCGCTTACGCTTGAAAACGTAATCTCCGGCGGTTCGCTTCTGATGAGCTATGGCGTGGACGAAAGCAATCTTATCGATACTATGACAAAGCTCGGAGATCTCGCACGCGGTAATGCCGAAAAAATGGACAGAATAACGCTTGCCTACGGTCAGATGCTTGCAAAGGGCAAGGTTACAGGCGAAGAACTTATGCAGATGACGGAGGCAGGTGTACCGCTTCAGACAGCACTTGCCGAAAGCATAGGCGTGACAGGTGAAGAATTTTCCAAGATGGTTTCCGCAGGCAAGGTCGGCATAGACGATCTGAACAATGCTATAACTGGGCTTACAACAGGCAACGGAAAGTTTGCGGGAATGATGGAAAAGCAGTCACAGACTATGCATGGTATGCTCAGTACCTTGCTGGATAACATATCCGAGTTCTTCCGCAAAATGGGCGAGGGTGCTTTCGGAGAAGTAAAGTTGGTATTGCAAGATGTCAGCGACCAGCTGGCAGAATGGGAGCAGGACGGAACGCTTGACGAGTGGGCACAGAATTTAGGTGTATTGCTTAAAAATCTTGTTGCTTTTATGAAGCAGGCTATATCTGTAGGTTTCCAGTTCAAAGAGGTAATTCTTGCGGGAGCTGTGGCTCTCGGTACGTTTAAGGTCGCTATAGGAATAGGTAATGTCATAAGTGCGACGGTAGCGTCAATACAGCACTTTACGAAAGCTACAAAGGCGGCAAGAGCGGCACAGGCAACATTTAACGCTGTCGGTGCGGCTAATCCGTATGTGTTTATGGCTTCGTTGTTAGCTACATTAGTGGTTGACACAATTGCGTTCACTTCCGCATCGGATGATGCAAAAAAGTCAATAGATGAATTGAAAGATTCGGCAAACGGAGCGAAAGACAAGGCAGATGAACTATCCGATGTACTTGAACGTTATAAGATCATTAGTAATAGCACAGGCACAGCGGCAGAGAAAACAGAGGAACTCCAGTCATTACAGAAACAGCTGAATGATACGTACAGCACTACAGCTGAAAAGCTTGATCTCGTAAACGGAAAATATGAGGATAATATCGAAAAACTGCAAGAAGCAACAAGGCAGGAAAAAGAGTTAGCATTAGCAAAAGCACAATCATATTACGATGAATTAGCGTCCTCTGACGCAAATCGAAACTATGATGATGTTCACAGTGTAGATTCTGACGAGGATATGAGTGCCGTGAGCAAAATAACAATTGCCACACATAAAGATCACGAAGGTACGGGCAGAGGAGCATATAAAACCTATCCGCTTTTTGGCGATGCTAATTTGTACGATCAAGTAACTGGAACCGCTCGTCAGCGAGCCGATTATTATAAAGATGTTGTAACAAGGCTTAAAGAAGCAAATCTTGAAGCAACGGAAGCCTATAAAAATTACAACAATTTATGGATTAAGTATGAAGATGAAGCACAGAAAATAGAAAAAGCCAAAATTTCTGTTGATGAATTAACTGATTCAATTAAAAAATCATCAAAGAAAACCGAAGAAAACACCGAGACCAAAAACAATAACATAAAAACCACCGAAGAACTTGCCGACAGCACATCGACACTCGTCAAGAATCTTAACGAGCTGGCTTCCGCCTACGCAGAGCAGGGGAAGAACGGCAATATATCTTATGACACTATGCTGAAGCTGATAGACGCAGGGTATACGCAGTGCATAAGCCTGGACAATGAAACAGGCAAGATAAAGCTGAATACAGAAGCATATAAGGAACTTGCAAAGGCAAAACTTGCTTCACAGATAGCGGAGTACGATGCGACGATCGGCACGTCCGACACACCGAATATTAACTCATACTACGATCAGCAGGAATGGGAAGCAAAAAAGGATCTAAGGCTCAAGCGTGATGCACTGAAGGCAATGTATGACAACTTCGATACCTATATGGAAGCTGGCAGTTTCAGTGGTACCGGCAGCTCTTCATCATCGAGCAGTTCCGATAATGAATTCAAAAAGGCATCTGAGGCATATAAGACCGAAGCAGATAAAAAAATCGCCCTCATAAAGCGTGAACTTGAAGCAAAGAAAGAGCTTCGTGATGCTACAATAAAAGCGATTGACGATGAAATCGAAGCCCGCAAGCGTCTGAATGAGGACAACGATCTTGAAAAGCAGATAAACGAAGTTAAAGCACAGCTTAAATACAGCCAGCTTGACGAATTCTCCCGTGAGCAGATGGAGAAAAAGTTACAGGGATTGTACGATGATAAGGCGGAAAAGGAATGGCAGAGAAATGCACAGGAGCGCAAAAATGCCGCAAACGCAAAGTATGAAAGCGAGCAGAAAAGCTACAACAATCAGATCAGCGCAATCAATGAGAGCCTGAAAACCGTACAGCAGATAATGTCGGCTATGGCCGATGGCTCAAAAACCGTTGAAAGCATAGTCAATAACGACAACACACGGAATAACACAGCGAATGTCAATCTTATCGGTACGGCTCTGACAATGGCTCAGATAACAAAGGCGGTCAAGGACGCACTGATGGACGATATTGTAATCAGATAGGAGAAAAGTATGGAGAAAATCACATTTTCAACCGTTCTCGGCACGGCGGTGACTATCGATGATGTTAATACATCATCCGACGCAGACGGATACATACCGCTCCACCTGCTTAGCTTTGAGGGAAATGCTCTCGGATATAAGCACGACAGCTCCGAGCGTGTAGGCTTTGACGGTGCGGGATTTTACGGCGCAAAAGCAAATGTCCGTACTATCACCGCAGAAATTGCTCTGCTTCCTCGCAACGGAAAGCCGGCTACAATGTACGAACTTCGCAGAAAGCTCCTGCGGTACTTTCCCGCCGGTGTTGAAGGTACGCTGAAATACACGAACAGCGCCGGCAAGACATATCAGATTGAGGGCGTTGTCAGTGAGCTTCCTGCGGTAGAACGGCAGGCAGGTGTGCTGTGCACAGCGAAAATATCGATACTGTCATACGTTCCGTTCTGGCGTGTAAAAGCGGCAGATGTGGAATTGTCGGCAGCTGCGGGAAAAACGCAGTCGGTAAATTTCACAGCGCAGACGGAGGATAAAGTGCCGGCTATGCTCAGCATAACGGCAACAGCTGCCATGACGGGTACCGATACGCATTCGGCAATAATTACGCTTTCGGGGCGTGAAATGCCTGTGTCGTACAACAGCATGAGCGTCTACGGCAAAGAGCCACAGGGAACATACAAAAGCGCCACAGGAGAGCTTCAGCTGACAAAATATCTGAGCACAAGTGATGTGATAAACATCGACTGGGGACTGCTTGGCAAGGTGTATATACCGTATTTGCAACGTTCCGGTATCGACCTGATAAAGTCAACATCGCAGTATATCTATCCTGGCAATAACAATTTATCGGTAAAGAACATTGCAACAGCAGGCACGATAAAAGCAAAGCTGGTGCGTTTTGATTATGTAAGGAGTATCTGATGATAGTTAGAGTATACGATTTTTTATCGGTAAAGAAGCCAAAATTCTCGCAGAATCTCGTCGGTATCGTATCTGATGTTGAAAGTTTCAAGTATACACGCAGAGCATACGACATCGGCAGTTTCGAGATGATAATACCTACACATGCTGATGAAGCCGAATGTATACAGCCGGACCGTATGCTGATAGTCGGGGAAAAGCTCGGTCAGACATATATAGCAAGCGATCCGACAAAGCGTATAGTAAGAGGAACGTTTCTTTATGTTACAGACATTGAGAAGAAGGACGATAAGATAACCGTCACCGGATATGATTTAAAGTATCTGTTTGCACTTCGAGTCACGCTTTTCCCGAAAGAAGAACAGGACAAGGGAACATACGGCTATTATGTCACAAGCGGCACGACATTTTCGTGTATCTCGGATATCGTCAACTACAATATCGTAAACGCTACAGACAGCGACAGACAGATATACGGTATGTTTGGCATAACGATGCCTGTAAATCAGATCAACGCAGACCCGCCGCTTACGGGCATACAGGATGACCGCTACATGACACGACTTGAGCCTGTCAGCACAGCAATTTTTAATCTGCTAAAAAACTGCAAGACGCATTTTTACGATATGCGGCTGATTATAGATGATAATGCGGCGGACGGCGATAACTATAATCCACATATGGAATCGAGCGAGGACAAGCCGACTATCATCATAGACGAGAGCAGATACAACATCAAGAGCTATACTCGCAAGGACGGAACATCAGCATACAAGAACGCTATATATGCCGTAGTCGGTAGTGGCGATGATGTCACGATAAAATGCGTGAAGCGTCCCGATGATACCGCAAGCGGAGTAAAGCGTAAAGAGGTTGTGCTTGATGTCGATACCGACAGTGTAGCCGAGATAGACAGATACGCACTAAAAGCGGCGGAAGAATATGTAATATCCGATGATTTTGAGATAGAACCACTGTTTATGGACGATGAAACCGAACCTGAGCTTGCGCAGAAGGTATCCATCCGCATTGACGGGGTAGAGTATGAAACGGTCGTAACCGAGATTACAGACGAGTACGCAAACGGCAAGCATACGCAAAGCTATGTCTGCGGTGACAAAAAGCTGAAGGTGCTTAATGTGCTGAACAAGGCAACGGCGGGAAATACGCAGAAAATCATAAACAACAAAATTACTACCGGCAATGCCGGCGGTGTCGGCAAGTTCACCACTACCGGCATCGGCTGTGAGATATTCAACAACTATGAAAATAATATCGC